GAATTAAAGACAACACCATTGTCTGCATATGAAGAAGTAATAGCTTGAGGAATCGCTTGAGAATCACCTAATTCTAAGTACCTACTTTCCCCCAATCCTGTTCCAAATACTACTGGCACACCTAAAGATGTATCTGTGTTCATGGCCTTAATCATAACCATACCACCATGTTTTGCTAAATCGATTCCATTCTTTACGTAGATTTTAGTTGATCCTGAATTGTAGGAAGTTGTTGCAGAAGAGTAATGATCAATACTAAATAGTTCATCTATAGTAGGATCACTACCACTGTCTGCCATTGCTAATTTTTTAGAACCACTCATGCTAATGCTTGTCCTGCTGTAAATCCATAGATTGTTGTACCTGAGTCAACAGTATAAAAGGCAAAAACATCTGTACCACTTGTTGAAAGTGTGGGTGCAGATCCCCCATTCCATTTAACACTTGACCCCCAAGTAATTGAATGAGATCCACCATACGAAACTTTAAGGGTAAAGAAGAAAGCTGTACCACTTGCAGGTAGATTTGACACTACAAAACTTGTAATGTTAGCTGCCGTAGTCACCGAAAAGTTATTGCCATTATGACAGTCTAGGGTTAGTGTCTGGTTACTATTAGATAATGCTCCATTGTTATGATCTTCATTAATACCACCGCTAGCATTTAATTCACCAGTTATAGTAACTGCCCCACTTGCAGCCGCAGTCACTACCTTACTTGCTTCAGATGTACCTAATGTAGTTATATCATTGTAGTTTAATTCTGCACCTGTAGCAGTTACAGTAGTTCCTGCATACGTAAGATTTGCTGTTGGTATCCAAACAGTTCCTGTGCCACTACATTGTAACTCTAAATTAGCATTGCTGCCATCATCAGCACTAGAAGTAACAATAACACCACTACCATTAGTAGATTGAATTTTTAAATAGTGTGTTGCTGTACCTGTTTTAACAAACGCAAGTCTTTTATTGCCATCATCATCTGCGATATACCCATTCTCTAATATCTTAGGAGTAGTTAATGTTTTAGTTGTAAGTGTTTGCGAACCTGTTAATGTAGCCACTGTGCTATCTATTGCAACAGTAACTGTCTGCCCTGACCCTGAAGTATCAATTCCAGTACCACCTGCAATATCTAGTGTATGAGCATCTAGATCAATAGATAATGCTCCACCACTATCACCTTGGATGTCTAAGTCTTGTGCTGTATTTTGAGCATCCACATAAGTCTTAATAGCCTTTGCAGAAGCAAGTGTATCATCACTACCTGACACACTTGCAAGATCGGTATCAAGAACACCAGAAGCAAGGTCAGCTACTTCAAGATTAGTAACGCTATTACCTGTACCATTAGCGTCTATAGTTTTATTAGTAAAAGTCGCAGTACCACTATCAACATACGCTTTAATAGCCTTTGCCGATGCTAGTGTTGTATCACCTACCGAGGTACTAGATAAATCTGTATCCAAAACACCCGATGCAAGATCCGCAACCTCAATATTAGTAATACTATTTCCTGTGCCGTTTGCGTCAATAGTTTTATTTGTCAATGTTTGTGTAGATGATGCTGTGTAAACACTAAAGTCAGATACAAGTGCCTGTTTCATTACATCCCCATCGGATATAACTACGCCATCTCCTGCGGCAAGTGTAACTGTAGCCTGTGTTGTGGCACTACCATCCATAATGTTAAGCTCTGCACCTGTTGCAGTTATTGGGGTTGAACCAAACTGTAAATCTCCATCGGCAACTGTAACTAAACCATCACCGTTTGGAGTCAGTACTATATTGCCATTGGTATTTTCTGAGGTTATTGTATTTCCATCGATCTTAATATTATCTACAAATAAATCTTTCCATACATTTCCTGCTTTTCCTAATCCAACAACTGCATTACTAGTAGTAAACACAGTTGTACTATCAGTAGATACTTGTCCCGAACTTCCAATTACGGTAATTCTTGCACCCTCACCTCCAGTACCGTCATGCTTATGACCACTAGAATTGCTAAATGCTCCTTCTATTGCGTTATACTCATTATCAAAATCACTTGCATTAATAACTTTACCTGTCGCAATATTATCATTTGAATCTTGTCTAGTATATCCTGCCATTTTTTTATTTCCTTATTGTCTATCGTTATTTGAATACTCTAGTAACGCTGTATCCAATCTATAATTTGCACCTGTTGCACTGTCCTCTATACGTAGCTTAACCGTTTTCCCCGACCCTACAACATTACTATTATAAATAACATCTAAGGGTGTACCATACGTTCCTGAACCAAAAGTACTACCACCGTATAATACTACAGCCTGACCGCTTGAAGATATAGTAATGGGAGAAGGCTGTACAACTGTTGTGCTACCATCATCATATTTTAAACTAACTATACTACTAAAAGACCCCGATGCGTCAATGTATAATGCCAGTTTATAAAAAGTTTTTCTAACCAAAGGATCACTAATAGGCATAGGTGGAGATTCAAATATAGAGGGTATTAATGTGCCATTAAAAGAATCAGTAGAGTCCATTTTCCAAATATACCCATCATCATTAGCAAATACAATAAGCTCAGTACTTACTCCAGTTTGTCCCATGTAGCGTGAGTCTGCCACATAGACATTTATACCAATTAACTTTGCCCAACTTATACCCTGACCACCTTGAGCTATGTACTTTGTTCCTAAGTACCCCTCTGCCGCTTCATCCTGTATAGCTGTTTGATATTTAAATATCCTATACTGTGCCTTTTCACGCATTGTAATAGCTTGGAAATCACCACTAGTAAAATTGTCTATGTCTTTTTTAATAGGGGCAGAAGCAACATCCAAACCAAAGTCACCGATTCTATCAGTAGAAGCAAGAGATCGTATACCATCGGGGGCCATAAATAAAATATCACCACCCACTTCTTTAATTGTATCAGGTTCAATACAGCCTATCTGTTGCGTTACCTCTTCTGACTTAAACGAATTTGAAGTTCCTGTTATTTTATAAATAGCCTGTCTAGTAAATAAGATTAGCTGATCACGAAAGGGTATAAGTCCTGTAATTTCATCCTGATATCTAGTTATACTTGCTGTACCTGTTGACCAATCTAGATCTGTTTTAATTGCCATAGAGGTTAAGTTATTACCTACTACAAAGAATAAACAATCTTTATATAATGCCACAAACTTTGCACCCAATACATTATTTTGATGTACAGCATTAGAACTACCACCTGTACTTGCTGTTACAAAACTAATACAAGCATTAGCACTGGCACTACTATCGTAATACGCAGGGTAGTTTACCCCATCAACAAATACGGCCTTATCCGTTCCATTGAAATTATAAATAGCATGCCGTACTTTATTAGGGGAAGAACTTCTAGAAGCATGATCTGTTCCACCACCTGAAGTATGTGCTTGCGTTACTGTCGAGGTAGTAACTTTATGATAGATGTTGTTTCTAACAGCTACTATCTCGTTAATACCCACAAGAGCAAGGCCTGTAATCAAGCCACTTGTAGGAACAGTATTACTATTAAATTTACTATATCCTTTAATCTTAGCGTACCCACCCTGTAGAGAAGGTTCATAATTCTGTAATATAGAAGCACTCCCTACCGCCTGTGTACCATGCTGAAGAGGACTAAGATTAGATATTAATCCACCCTTAAACTCTATAGGAAAAGTTTGCCACGCTGTTGCCATTAAAATACTCTTGGGTTAATCTGTCCAGATCCATGATCTATAACAGTAGAACGGATATACTCATAGCGATTAATATAAATGCTACGCATATATTTAATACCTTCTTTAAATTTCGATTGTGCCAATTGGGAATTTTGAACATCTCCTCTAAACTGATAGGCATAAAACATAGCCCCATCTACAATGACATGCCTAAATTCTTGAGGTACAGTAGGAACATCACTAGCAATTTCTAAAATAACAGGGTTCTGATAATACTCATAAACAACTTCGTACGCTTTATCGGGAGTAGGTATAAACACAAACTCTTGACTAGGTGTACGTATAACAAAATTAGGTACGCCTCGTATACCTGTAGAGGTATTATACTCATAGTCTATGTAGCTGTCAAGGTATTCTTGATAGTCTAAAGATTTTAATTTCTTAGTTTCAATACCTAACGTACTGTCTCTCTTTAATCTAAAACTATTTTCATCAAGCATTTTAGCATCTTCAGGATAGGGATATCGTAAAACTCCTGCAGATAAAGTTTCTTCTTCTTCTCTGTGATTCCAAGGCCAATTAAATTCTTCGTGATTAATATGTCTAATAGCTGAATTGACTGCATCTTTAGCTGTATGATAAAAACCAGTAGCAGTTAAAAAGTTTGAAGAAGTTAACTCTACTTCATTTAATCTTCTATTTATTTCATTCACTAAATCTAAATAGTTATATGCCATTTTAGTTTTCCTTAATTCTCAAACGAACAACACGTTCTGAAACTAATCCATCTGTACCTGTTATCTGACTAGTTATCTTATACACAGTATTGACTGTACCTGCACTAAATCTAACAGTACAAACAGTTGACGTTGCTGTCATGCCTACAACTTTTGATATTAGTGCATTAACGGTATGATCTGCCCCGGCGTTTAACTCTGTTTTAACACCGTCTGCATCGTCTACAAACCATTTATTGCTACTGATTGTTGTTCCTGATGAGTTGGCATGGTCATAACCTAAGAATCTAGACCAATCTATACTGTAGTCTAGGGTTTCATCTGGATCTTTATTAGGCCATTTAAATGACATCACATACTCCTTATGCTGCTATACTTGTTTTACTTATTGTGTGGTTTCGTTGCGGAACTATTACTGTTCTATTTTGTTCTGCAATTGTATCACTACTTCGTATTATATGACTTCGTTTTGGAACTACAATTGTTCTATTTTGTTGTGCAATAACATCTTGACTTCTTACTTTATGTTTTCTAACTGTAATATATATTACTCTATTTCTACTATAGTCTGCTGAATTAACAGTTTCAACAGTTACTGCCTCTATTGTACTTGTTGCAAGAAGAGAGGTACTTAGTGTAACACTAGCATCTCCTACAACAGATACGCCACTACCGTTTAAAGTACTTGTTGCAAGAAGAGATGTACTTATTGTAACACTAGCATCGCCTACAAAAGTTAGCGTTCCGACAGATCCAGTTGCTACCATACTTGAAGGAGTTACGTCAGCATCTCCTGTCGTAGTTACTGCCCCATTTAAAGTACTTGTTACAAGAAAAGATGTACTTACTGTAACATTAGCATCACTTGATACGGAAGGTTCAGTAATAGCTGTCGATAAAGCGGTAGGCGTTGCTAATGTAAAACTAGCATCACCTACAAAAGTTAAAGAACTACTGACCGTACCTGTAAGAAGTAAGCTACTCGGTGTAAAATTAGTATCGCCACTTGTGGTAACTGAATCTGAGATTGTAGTTACAAGTCGAGTTTCGTTACCGCTTGTAAATGTAGTTACATTAACATTAGCATTACCAACTATAGTTATGTTTGCTAATGTAGCTGTAGTTAATAGTGTTGAGCTAACTGCAACAACTACGGAAGAAGAACCCTCATCGGCAAAGGTATCTTCACTATAAGCTACATTACCAAAAGACATAAGTTACTCTCTACTTCTTTTCTGGTTCTTTTTTAACTGATTCAATTAAGTTATTCGTAAAGAACTTTAACGCTACTTCTATCTGATCTAACTGAAACTTAGCTTGATTAGATTTCATTTGTAGATCTCGTATCTGAGTGATTGCATACTGTTGCTCATTACTCATACTCTCCTGATCGTACTCTTCACCATCAATACTTATTACGTTACTCTTTGCTTGTTCTGTCATCTTACTCTCCTAGTTTACTATCTTCTACATGTTTAGCATAAGCTGCTTTTACTGCATCTGTATGAACTACACCACAGATTGCCTTAACCTCATCTGACTGACTTGAAATGTCATCTGAGGGTGATACCACATGACGATGAAAGCTACGACTAATCTCTGTGCCATCTTTCTTAATCACCGTTGCAGTTCTGACCTGCACATGTTTAAAGTCACCTACAACTTCTATTTTGTCTTCTATTGTTTCTTCGCTTAATGCCATTTTTATCTCCTTTTGGTTAATGGACTGTCCAACCCTGCTATCCTACAGAGTTATTAGTTATAACTTAATATCTAAGAAACCCTTAATACTCCTGTTCCACTCATCTCTATATTACCACTTCCATCATGCTCTGTGCTTGCCATTGATCCGTATAAAGTAAGTCTA